AGTATGAGATTCCAGAACTTGAAGCTGTTGTAAGAGAAGTTCCTTACGCAGAACAGGAATCATTTTTCTTGGGCTTTGACAATCCATCTGTATCAACTTCTGTAGATTGGTAATTGTGGTGGGGGAGAAGGACTCCCCCACCCTATTTAACTGAAAGGTAAAAATGACTTACGTTCCATTACACGTTCACACACACTATTCCCTTATGGATGGTGTTGCAACTCCAGAAGAGTATGCAAAACGTGCCGCTGAAATTGGACTATCAGCAATTGCAATAACTGACCACGGTGTTTTATCTGGTCACAGACCTATGTATAGGGCTGCAAAAGCAAATGGTATAAAACCAATTTTAGGAATTGAAGGATATATAACCGCAGATAGATTTGATAATAGAGATAAGTCTGAAAGAACAGATCCATTAGACATGGTATATAACCACATTGTTCTTCTTGCAAAAAATGATAAAGGTTTAGAAAATTTAAATAAGCTAAACGAACTTGCTTGGACTGAAGGATATTATAGAAAGCCAAGAATTGACTTTGAAATTTTATCAAAGTATAAAGAAGGTGTAATAGTTTTATCAGCATGTATGAGTGGACTTCTTGCAAAAGCAATTGAGCATAAAGAATATGCTGTTGCAAAGAAGCATATGACTTGGTTTAAAGAAACTTTTGGTGATGATTTTTATGTAGAAGTTATGCCACATAACTCTGCAGAATTAAATAAAGAGCTTTTAGAAATGGCTGATATTTATGACGTTAAGCCTGTAGTAACTCCTGACTGCCACCACTCTGATAAGAGTCAAAAAGTAATTCAAGAAATGATGCTGCTTCTAAATACACACGCTAAATTAAATAAGGAAGCTACTTTTGACAAGGCATCAAAGATTGAAGACCCAATGAAAAGGCTTGACTATTTGTATGGTGAAGATAGAATGATGTCTTTTAGAAGTTTTGACATACATTTACTTTCATATGAAGAAATTAAATCAGCAATGCAACAGCAAGGTATTAAGCGTGAAGACATTTATGAAAATACTGTTGAAATTTCAAACAAGGTAGAAGAATATACTATTAAAAGTAATTTAGACCTTCTTCCTATCAAGGTTGAAGATCCAGATGGAGAACTTCTTGCCCTTGCTTCTAGAGGCTTGGTTCTAAAAGGTCTCTCTGAGAATAAAGAATATCTAGACAGATTGAATCTAGAACTTGATATTATTAAGAGTAAAAACTTCTCACCCTATTTTTTGGTCGTTCATAATATGCTTAATTGGGCAAAAGAGCAAGGCATTATGGTTGGTCCAGGTCGTGGTTCAGCAGCAGGTTCTTTAGTTTGTTATGCATTAGGAATTACAGAAATTGATCCAATTGAATATGGTCTTTTGTTTTTCCGTTTTATTAATCCAGATAGAGATGATTTCCCTGATATTGATTCTGATATCGCAGACGATAGAAGAGATGAAGTAAAGGCATACCTTGAGCGTGAGTACAAGAATGTTGCATCTATTGCCACATTCCTTGCATTTAAAGACAAGGGTGTTGTAAGAGACGTTGCTAGAGCATTTAACATTCCTCTTAATGATGTTAATAAAGTTCTTAAGGGTGTAGATAGCTGGGATGATTTTACAAGATCAACAAATGCTCAATGGTTTAGAATGAAGTATCCTGAAATTGTCAAATATGGAGAACAACTTCGTGGAAGAATTCGTGGAACTGGTATTCATGCTGCAGGGGTAGTTACTGCAAAAGATTCAATCTTTAAGTATGCTCCACTTGAAACACGAATTGCACCAGGAAGCAAGGAAAGAATTCCAGTAGTTGCAGTAGATATGGAAGAGGCTGCAGAGATTGGTCTAATTAAGCTTGACGTACTTGGTCTAAAGACTCTTACTGTAATTGATCAGACTATTAAAACAATTAAAGATCGTCACAGTACAGATATCAATCTTAAGCAGATACCTCTAAATGATAAAAAAGTCTTTGAGATGCTCTCTGAGGGGCGCACAAAGGGTGTTTTTCAGTGTGAAGCAACTCCTTATACAAATCTTTTAGTTAAGATGAGAGTCAGCAATTTTGATGAATTAGTTGCTTCAAATGCTCTTGTTCGTCCAGGTGCAATGAATACTATTGGCAAGTCATACATCGCTCGTAAACACGGTAGAGAAATGGTTGAATATATTCATCCTTCTATGAATGACTTCCTAAAAGATACTTATGGTTGTGTTCTATATCAAGAGCAAGTTATGCAAGCCTGTGTAGTTCTTGGTGGAATGACTATGGTTGAAGCTGACAAAGTTCGTAAGATTATTGGTAAGAAAAAAGATGCTAAAGAATTTGATATTTTTAAAGATAAGTTTGTTAGCAATGCAGAAAAACATATTGGTATTAGAGCAAAAGATCTTTGGCATGACTTTGAAGCACACGCAGGTTATTCGTTTAACAAATCTCACGCTGTTGCATATTCAACATTATCTTATTGGACTGCTTGGTTAAAGTATTATTACCCAATTGAATTTATGTTTTCACTTTTAAAGAGCGAAAAAGATAGTGACACTCGCACAGAATATTTAATTGAATCAAAGCGTATGGGGTTATCTCTAAAGTTACCACATATTAATGAGTCTGATTCAGACTTTAAGATTGAAGGCAAGGGTATTAGGTTTGGTCTTGCTGCAATTAAATGGTTGTCAGAAGGAGTTGCTAATAAAATTATTTCTGGTAGACCTTTTGAATCTAAAGAACAGTTTAAAAAGTTTGCTATGAAAAAGGGTAGCGGAATTAATTCAAGAGCTGTAGAAGCATTAGATTTAATTGGTGCACTTACATTTGAAGATAATCCTAGAGATGAGGTAAAGGTAAGGGACAATCTTTACGAGTATCTAAACCTTCCTGAATTAAATACAAGTGTCCCACAGCACTACTATGCTTATATAAGTCTTGTTGAAGATTTTGATGAACAAGGAGTATTCGTAATGCTTGGTATTGCAAAAAATATTAAGCGTGGCAAAGGATGGTCAAGAGTAGAAATTATGGACTCTACTGGAGTTGTTGGAATATTTGATGAAGAAGAGACAAAGATTGAACCAGGAAGGACTTATTTAATTCTTGCAGGAGCAAATAGAATTTCTGAAGCAATTCCTATTGATGAATTAAAAGAGCATAAAGATAATCCACTTATAAAGTTTTTAAATTATAAGCAAATACCATTTGCAAACGATGAACACTTTGTGCTATCATTTACTCCTAGAGTTACTAAGGCTGGAAAAAGAATGGCTAACATGATTGTTGCAGATAGTTCAAGAGAAATGACTGCTGCTATGGTATTCCCAACTATGTTTTCAACTGGATATATGAAGTGTCAGCCTGGCAAGGTAGCAAAAATAAATTTTGGTGAAACAAAAGAAGGAACAATTACATTGAAGGAAGTATTATAAATGGCTATAGTTATTGATGAATTTGCAGCAGTGTTACATGCAAATGCAAGAGACAAAGGTTTTTGGGATGATAATAATGGGACAATATTTTATTTAAAACAACTTGCGATGGTGCACTCAGAAGTGTCTGAGGTACTTGAGGCAATACGCAAGGAGAAGGGTGATGATCAGGTGGTAGAAGAACTAGCTGACATTATTATTAGAGTCTTAGATTTGTATGCTGGTTTAGTTAGAGATGGATATACAGATATTTCTTTAGAAGAATCTTTAAAAAATAAAGCTAAGATAAATACAGATCGTCCTAAAATGCATGGAGTATTAGCGTGAGCAAAATAGACATTGACGATTTTTTATCTCAACTAGATCCAAAGTTGCGTAAGAAAATTACAAGTGGAAATACTATTGAAATAACTAAACAAAAGACACCAAGTATTAGTTTAAATAATGCTCTCAAGGGTGGGTTTGGATATGGTCGTCAAGTTCTTATTTGGGGAAATAAGTCTGCAGGAAAGTCATCATTTTGTTTGCAAATGATTGCTGATGCTCAAAAAGATGGAAAGGTCTGTGCTTGGATTGATGCAGAAGCATCTTTTGATCCAGAGTGGGCAAAAAAACTTGGAGTAGATGTAGATCAATTAATTTATTCAAATGCTAGAAGTATGAATGAAATGGTAGATGTTGGAGTTCAGTTAATGAAAGCTGGAGTTGATGTTTTAATTGTTGACTCTATATCTGCATTGCTTCCTGCAATTTATTTTGAAAAAGATTCAGAAGAACTTAAGCAGTTAGAAAATACTAAGCAGATTGGTGCAGAAGCAAGAGATATGACTAATGCAGTAAAAATGCTCAACTATGCAAACAATAACGATAAGCCAACTTTGCTTGTCTTAATTTCTCAACAAAGAAATAATATTGGTGCAATGTTTGCTTCTCACCAGCCAACTGGAGGACATGCTGTAAAGTTTTTCAGTAGTACTATTGTAAAGTTATGGTCAAGCGAGTCTGACAATCAAGCAATCAAGGGAAAGATAGTTTCAGGAGATAAGGTTATTGAATCAAAGATTGGTCGTGTAGTTAACTGGCATGTTGATTTTAATAAGACTGGTCCAGCCTTTGTTGCAGGTTCTTATGATTTCTACTTTGATGGAGAAGGCTCTATGGGCGTAGACAAAATTGCAGACTTAGTTGATACTGCAGAATTGGTTGGTGCAATTCAAAAGGGTGGTGCTTGGTATACTGTTGGAGAAGAAAGACTGCAGGGTAGGGCAAAAGTTATTGAATGGCTAAAAGAAGATCCAAAAAGAGTTGCAGATTTAGAGGCAAAATTAAATGTATAAAAACTTTTCTGAATATAGAGGAAAGTTTTCTTGCCATTCATGCAAGCAGTTGGTGTTAATTGCAAGATTTTATAGTGAAGATATGAAACTAACTTGGCTTTGTTCAAATAGACATATGTCTGAAGTTATTCTTACAAGGGGAAACTGATGAGTGAACGTGCAGAACTTAAAAGAGCTGGTCTTAAGGCTCATAAAAATTCTGGAAGAGGTGCTGTAAAGGCTGATGGTAGTGATGATGAATTTGTTGTTGATGTAAAAGAGTATAGTAAATCTTTTTCTATTAGCCAAGACAACTGGGCAAAAATTGTTACAGACACTCTAAAGGTTGATAGATCTAAAAATCCAGCACTAATGTTAGTAATTGGTGAGGGTAATAAAAAAGTTAGACTTGCCGTTATTGAATGGGAAGTATTTGAAGAATTGAGGAATAATGGAAACAACAGTTGATTTATTAAATCAAGTAAATGGTTTTAATGAAATATCTGAACATATGCAAGATGAGGAACTTACTCAAACTCTTGCACTTGTTGCAAAACTTATTTCTAAGCCAGATGTTCCAGCATCAGTTGGTGTTGAACTAATTGTAAAGTTACAGGCGTATTCTGCTAAATTTGCAATGCTCGCTTCCTGGTATACTAATGTTAAGAAAGATGAACGAGCAAAGAAAAATATATACTATTCAGCTAAAGAAGCAACGGATAGACTAGTGGACGCATTAAAATATGCAGTTAGGATTAACAATGGCTAAGAGCCTTATTAACAAGTTGGTTGAAAAACCAAAGAAGAGTGAAGAGAATTTAATTAATAGTCAAGAAATTGTTGACAAAATTAAAGAAGGATATGCCTTACAAAGAAAGTCATCTTTTAAAAAGAGAGATAGCTTTACCCCATCTACACTAACTTATGGTGCAGGTAAGTGTCCAAGATTCTGGTATCTTTGGTTTGAAGGAAATGAGTCTGACGTTAAGACAGATTGGTATTCTGTAGCAAATATGGATAGTGGTACTGACCGTCATGGTCGTATTGAAAAAGCTATGGAATCTGCAGGAATACTGGTAACAAATGAAGAGCGTTTGTCGTATCAAGATCCTCCAATTTCTGGTAGAACAGATGCAATTATTAAATGGAATGATATGGACATTCTTACTGAAATTAAAACTCTTAATGAAGACTCTTTTCATTATCTAAATGTTAAGGGTGAGGCAAGAAAATATCATGTTGAGCAACTTCTTATTTATATGAAGATTTTAAAGAAAAGTTTTGCATTCCTTGTTTATGAATCAAAAAATAGCCACGAGCTTTCAATGTTCCCAGTAAAACTAAATGAGCATTATAAAAACTTTATAAATTATTTCTTTGATTGGATGAGAGAGGTAAAGAAAGCGTCTGACGATGGTCTTCTTCCTGAAAACCCTTATCGTTCAAACTCCAAGGTATGCAAGGGTTGTGATTTCGAAACAGTTTGTCGTACAAAGCCAAAGGGTGATATTAAAATAGCTCCAAGGAAAGACCTTGAATAAATTTTGTAAACTTTGTGACGAACAATTTCAGACAACCAATAAGAATCAAATTTATTGTTCTGCTGAGTGCAGGAGTACTGCAACTAAAGAAAAGATTATGCAAAGATACAAGGTTTCAAAAGTAAGGTCTCGTGCAAGTAAGTCTAGAAAATGTGCTGGTGGATGTGGTATTGAGATTAGCATTTATAATGACATAGGGTTTTGCAATAGTTGCATGATTAGTAAAAGAAAGTTAGATCAAACACTAAAAGATATAAAAGGATTTTTTGATTATGAGCAAGGTTAGTTGGAAAGATGTTGGTACGCCAAGTAGGTTTATAGCAATTGATGCTTCATCTACTTCAGTTGCATTTGCTATATTTGCAAATAAACATTTGGTTAAATTTGGAAAAGTTAATTTTGTTGGAAACGATCACTATCAAAAAGCTGGGGATGCTTGTAAAAAACTTACTCCATTATTAAAAGATTTTGATGTAAAGGCAATGGTTATTGAAAATACAATATTTGCAAACTCTCCAAAAACATCAATGCAACTAGCTTTAGCACAAGGAGCAGTAGTAAGTGCTGCATACATTAATGGAGTAAAGAATATTTATCCTTGCGTACCAGTTGCTTGGCAAAATTGGATTGGTAATAAAGTTTTAACAAAAGAAGAAAAGGCAGCACTAAGAAAAGAAACTCCTGGAAAGTCAGACTCTTGGTATAAAGGAAAGGAAAGAGAGTTTAGAAAGAATAGAACTATTAGACTTGTTAATATAGAATTTATGACTGACGTATCTGACAATGATGTTGCTGATGCAATTGCAATTGGATGGTATGCAACAAATAACTGGAATAAGATAACTAAACTTGACTTGTAAAGGATATACTGATACTATGAAAATGTATGCTAATGAAAATTGGTTAAGAAAAAGATTTTTAATGGATAAAAAGTCTCCAGAAGACATTGCAAAAGAATGTGGTGTTTCTGTTGAAACCATTTATGTGTACCTTGGAAAATTTGGATTAAGAAAAAGCAGGAGAAAATAATGGCTGAATACCCGTCACAACCTTTTACAGATAAGAATGAAAGCAAGATTAAAAATATTCTTGAGCTTTCTAAAACTGCCCCAGCTGGATACAATATTCTTGCTGCTTGTCTAGAAATTACAGAAATGCTGCTAGAAAAAAATGTAGCATATGGTAACTCTGCACTTAATCCTATTCGTATATTTAGCAATGCAGATGACTTTGAACAGCTAAATGTTCGTATTGATGATAAGTTAAATAGAATTAAAAATAAAAAGCTTTATGCAGGGGACAATGATGAAGACGATCTTATTGGATATCTGCTACTAAAGAAGGCTAAAAAGCGTGGCTAAGAAAAAAATTGTTTCTAAAGATAGATTTGAAAGAAAGTCTTCTATGGTAACTCAAAGCGGTCATGAAGTAAGTGAAGGAGACCTTATAAAGATTGCTGGAGAGCATGGGTCTACTTTTAAGTTTAAAAGTTTTGTAAAAAATCCTGAAAATGGTGTAGAATGGATAGACTGCTTTCAAATGTTTAAGGACATTTCTGGACCAACAAGGTCTTTTTATCCTGACAGAGTAAAGGCAGTAAAGAAGAGAGGTAAACGTGTCAAGCGAAGCAGCACTGGTTAATCATTTAGACCTTGTAAATAAGGTTGCATCAGAGTACCTAAAAGGATCTGATGCTTCAGAAATTTCAAAAATACTTGACATTCCAAGAGTAAAGGTTACTGAGCTTCTTACTGACTGGAGAGTGATGGCTGCTAATAATCAGGCAATCCACGCTCGTGCAAAAGAAGCCCTTGCTGGTGCAGACCAACATTTTTCATCTTTAATTAAAAAAGCATATGAAGTTATTGATTCTGCAGACACTACCGCAAACTTAACAGCAAAAACAACATCTATTAAACTTATTGCTGATATTGAAAGTAAAAGACTAGAGATGCTACAAAAGGCAGGTCTATTAGATAATCAAGAGTTGGCAGATGAACTTTTAGAAACAGAAAGAAAACAAGAAATACTTATATCAATTCTAAAAGAGGTGACATCTTCTTGCGAATCCTGCAGACCAAAGGTTTTATCTAAACTATCTCAGGTAAATGAAGGTGGGGTCGTTGTAATTGACAATTGATATTAGTGAGTTTATGGAAGCTCTTGATGAGTCTCCATTTGCAGAAATTCCAGTAGATGCAAAAACATTTGTTGAAGGTGAAAAATATTTAAATCAGCCACCTCTTTCTGAGTATCAATATACTTTAGTGGAATGTATGAGTCAAATTTATAAAGAAAAAGATTTGATTAGATTTATGGGTGAAGAAGCAGGTAAAGAACACTTTAAGAAATATACAAAAAATGAAATAATTATGCAGCTTGGAAAGGGAAGCGGAAAAGACTTTTCATCAACAGTTGGATGTGCTTATTTAGTTTATAAACTTTTATGCCTAAAGGATCCTTCTAGATATTTTGGTAAGCCAACCAATGATGCTATTGATATTATGAATGTTGCTATCAATGCTCAACAGGCAAAGAATGTTTTCTTTAAAGGATTTAAAACAAAAATTGTTGGATCCCCCTGGTTTGCAGGTAAATTTGATCCACCAAAGATTGATAGTATAGAGTTTGACAAATCAATTACAGTTTATTCTGGACACTCTGAAAGAGAGTCTGCTGAGGGATTAAACTTAATACTTGCAATCCTCGATGAGATTTCTGGATTTGCTATGGAATCTGCAAGTGGAAACGATCAAGCTAAAACTGGTGATAATATCTATAAAGCATTTCGTGGATCTGTAGATTCTAGATTTCCAGATTTTGGAAAGGTTGTTCTCCTTTCATTCCCTCGTTTTAAAGGTGACTTTATTACAACAAGGTATGAAGATGTAATTGCTGAAAAAGAAACTATTGTTAGATCTCACGAATTTATAATAAATCCAACAATGTCTGAAGACGATCCATCTAATAAGTTTTCTATAGAGTGGGATGAAGACGTTATATTATCTTATAAAATTCCTGGAGTATTTGCATTAAAAAGACCAACTTGGGAAATAAATCCAACAAGAACTATTGAAGATTTTAAGACATCGTTTTTTACCGATATGGCTGATGCACAAATGCGTTTTGCTTGTATGCCAACAACTTCATCAGATGCATTTTTTAAGAATAGAGAAAAGCTATCTATGGCATTTAAAAAGATTAATCCAATTGATGTATCTAAAAGAATAGAACAGTCTTTTGTTCCAGATCCAGAGACTACATATTTTGTACACGCTGACCTTGCACAAAAGCACGATAAGTGTGCCGTGTCAATTGCACACGTTGATAAATGGGTAAGTGTTCAATCATTTAATAACTATGAGCAAATTGTTCCATTTATTGTTGTAGATGCAATTGTTTATTGGGAGCCAAAAAAGGAAGGTCCAGTAGATTTATCAGAAGTTAAAAACTGGATAATTAATTTAAGAAGGCTTGGATTTAATTTAGGTCTTGTTACATTTGACAGATGGAACTCTTTTGATATTCAAAGAGACTTGACAAGTGTTGGAATTAAAACAGAAACTCTTTCGGTAGCTAAAAAGCACTATGAAGACCTATCTATGCTGGTATACGAAGAAAGAGTGGTATTGCCTCAAATAGATTTATTACTTGAAGAAATGCAAGAACTTA